TCACCGACCGTCTTGGTCTTGAGGAATAGTTGGCAGCTCATATCGGGCTTTGCGCGAAGTCGTAGTGTTCGCCGGTTATTGTGGCTAGGGCGGGGATAGTTCCTGCTTCAGATGTCATTACTTCAATGTTGTTTGCTGCCCCAGAAACAACCGTTGATCCAACTGCGATAAATCCGGTGCCATCTTCTACGCAATCGTTGTAATCAATCCCGTTATAAGCCACGTCGTCAGTGTCGATCCATGTCGCCCCGTTATCATTGGAGATCATTTTTGTGTGTGGATTACTGTAAATTGGATACATACCGATAGCAAGGACGGTATCTATGCTACTGTTGTAAGACAGTGCTTTGCACTGGAAGTCGTATGGGTAAGGGAAGTAAGGCGTATCCCACGTTACCCCATCAAACGATGTTGAACACCAATCTTTTCCAGAAACGACAAACCTATCTCCAGCCCAACAAATAGGCGTGTTCCAGTTAGATTGCCCTGAAATGTCTTTTATTGTTACGGCTTCCGTCCATGTAAGGCCATCGCTTGATGTTCTTGCATAAAGGATGTTCGCAACAGAAGTACCAATCAAACAAAACATGGAACCGCTCCAAGCGATTGCCGGAGAAAACAAAGAACCAACAAAAGCCGTTCCATCAGTCCACGTAGTCCCATCCGTTGATGTAACTGATTGAGTTGTACTTCGCATTCCGCAAAACTTTGATCCACCGTAAATCACAATATAAGGTGTATATGCCAACACAACCTCAGTCTCTACATACGAAGTCGAGATTGATAGGAACCCTGTGTCATCGGTGTTCAAGTTATAAAAAGGGCAAACCGTTACCGTCCCGTTAGTAGCAAGAGACTGCCGACCGGACTCAGTATTTGTTTCGTAATCTCCTGGGGTCAATATCGGAGTGAATGTCACGAAATCCGACGTATGGTAAATCTGATCCGCATTGCAACAAATCCACCCGCCATTGAATGCTTTGATGTCGATCAACTGTACGCCGGCAATGTTGTAAAAGGTTGAATCAAGTTCTGCTGGTGGAGTAACACCAAACCCCAACGTAGTTCCGTACACGCTAACCAGTTCGTTGTTGAACACAACCAGACCATTCCCGACTCCAGACGCTACAGCATCCAACACAAGCCCCGGCCTGACAACAGCCTTATCCCCTGCCTTCTTCGATTCCTTGAGGCAGTTCGTCAGGCGAGCGTTTTTATTGGAAATTCCGTCCTTGGTGCTGATCTGAGGTACGATAGGCAATCTCATAGCGGACTCGCGCAGAAGTCATACGACCCCGCGACCACCGTTCCGATAGTCGAAGGCGTTGGCCCAAATCCAAGCGTCGTTCCATAGACGCTAATCAGGACATCGTTGAAATTTACCGCGCCACCACCTGCACCGGATGCAGTTGCGATGGTCGCCAAGCCGGGACGCAATACGGTAAGCTGAATCCCCTCATCATCCTCGCCAAGCATATTCGTCAGGCGCTCGTCCTTCGCGGAAACGCCATCACGCGAATCAATGTCAGAGGTTAGAGGGAGGCGCATTTACGGCCCCGTCAGAATCCTGGAACGTGATCCAGCCCATACCGCGCCCATCGGGGAATGGTTCGATACAGGGCGATGATTGGCGCGCTTAATAGCCGCCATCGAGTCTTGAGCGATCCTCCGAACGTCATCGCTCGGAGACAGGCCAAACTCAGGGCCAGCCCATTCGATAGCGAGGTTGTACGCCATAGCGCGTTCGTAACCGGGCGGCAGGGCAATCGAAGTGGATAGCGCCGCCAAGGTCGTAACAACCTGCCACGTCACGATATGGAGCGAACTGACGGCACTTGGAACTGGATAGACCTTCAGCGTTCCAGTCGCAAGAGTCGGTTCGTAATATGCGCGGTCTGGATACGTCGCCGTGTCGGTCTTGCTCGGCAGCGCGAACCACTGTTCCGCTGTCAGCAATTCGACAGGTGAATCAATACCAGCGTACCGAACGAAGCATTCCTCGATCTTGTGTGGGCGTGGAGTCAGTGCAAAGTTTCCAGCCGGCCCCACGGTGTAGGAACTCGTCGCAGCGACCAGTGAGTACGCGGTATCGACAAAAGCATATACGTCCAGCTTTTCGATCTGCCACGACTCCAGCATGGCATTGAGTGCGATCAGACCATCTGCCGATTCATCGGCGGTACAGGACTCGCCTGAACTTACGCCGCCTACGAGTCGGGCGGCTCGGTCAATGATGGTTTGCGATGTAGCCATGATCGTTCATCTCAAATCTCGTCTGTGATTTTTGGAGTGCGACCAGGGCGACGGGGAGGCGTGTCCTGTGGTGCTACAGTTTGGATTGTAACCGTTTCGACGGGTTTTGCAACACCCGCCTTGGCATCCTGTAATGCCTTGCGAACAGGCTCGCCATCCACCCATCCAGCAGGAGCGCCGCCATCGTGGAAGTAGGCGAACCCACCGAGTTCTGAGTACATTAGCTTTGACATTTTGAACCTCCTGGTTGACGCAGTAAAAATTCGTGATAGTTTCCTTCAAAAGATTCGTCTTTTGAATGATGCGTCAATGTCAGGTCGGGGACAATCCAAATCTCACCACCTGCATCTGTCCAGTTGCGGCAGAATGAGTAATCCTCACCCCACCAAGCGCCTTTGTGTGCGCCGTGATTGAATAGGTCGACAGACGGATTAGACGCTTCTCCAAACATCAGATGCGGGTAAGCCACCATAAACCGATTGATTGCGTTGCGCGTGACTTTCAGGAATCCAGCAGGGACTAATGTGGCCTTGATTGCGCCGTCATCACGTACCTTCGGAAATCCGTCTTTGTCATCATCCAAAACGCCCATGTAGCGGACTTCTTCAGGCGTCTTGAATCGGTACAAGCCTGCAACCACGTCGCCTTCGGTCTGAATCAGCTTCACCAGATCATCAGGACGCCATGAAACATCGTGGTCAATGAACACGATTACATCGGCTTTCACATCCAAAGCTTTTCGGAGCATCGTTGCTCTAGCTGCGCTGATATATGGGCACCCTAGTTCGCTCACCATGTAATGATCGAATCCAGCCGCATCTAAAGCCGCAACAGATCCAGCGATTGCATCAAGCGTCTGTTGATACGGTCTGGTCAACGTGGGAACGCAGAGGACAACTTTTGTCTTTTTCATTTCACTCCAGCCCCCATCATGGCATAGTCGGACAGACGATCAACTTTCACCTTGCGGAATCCAGCTTCGATCATCGCTTGATCGAGTGTTTCCGCCGTAAATCCAGTCTTGTGCGCCATGTACGGGTTTTCAGCCAATGCTGGACGATAGCCGTAGATCAGGTCAAGACCACAGATCGGGCCGGCAGGCGATACGAATAATACTTCATCCGTTGCGCTCACACCTTCAAGGTCGGGGACAAAAACGATGGCCACGCCATCGGTATTCAGGGAAGCACGGAACCCGATCAGCGCCGGCACAACTTCATGCGGGGAAAGGTGTTCAAGGGCATGGCTGCAATAGATGGCGTCATACCCGCTTAACCCGGTCAAATCCCGCATGTCTCGCACAATATCGGGATTGTTGGCTGGATTGATGTCTAGCCTGGTTTCGTCAAACATCCCCAACCAAGCAGGGAGTTGGTCGCTCCCGCAACCGATATGCAAGAGCGACCGAGAGGGCATTAGGAAGCCCAAAGACCTAAGCCGGCCAGTGTGTTCATAATTTCCTGAACCTGGGCGACTTGCAGCGTACCGAAAGACGCGGACGTAACCACGTTAGTTGTGGTATGGGTCGTAGCCGTGGCACGTTGAACAACAGGAGTTGCACCGTAGAAACCGACCTTGTTGGCAGCGGTTTTTCCGATGATGCAACCATCGGTGCTACCGTAGTCAACGTTTTCGTATGAAGCCATGATGTTTTCCTTTCAGTGTTTGAACGGGGCGGCTTTCACCGCCCCTATGGATTAGGCGTTAGCCGCGCCGATGATACGGGAGGCCCATGCCGGACGGAGTGCAGCCATTCCGTACAGAATATCCACGCGCAACAGCAGTTCGTCATTGCGAATGTCGGAACCCATCCAGCAGCGAATGCTCAGACCATCCTTGTTGACTCGGACGCATTTCTGCGCATCGTCCAGGATCGGCAGATCGGCAGTCACGAACTGGAAAGCCTCTTTGTGGTACATGAGGTTCTGAACGTAGCTGGTCGAAGCGTTGCCGACAAACACCGGAACGATGCCCGTACCATCGAAACTCGCCGTGGTCAGTTGTGCGCCAGCAGCGGAACACAGATTTTGACGGGGGCCAGTCAAGTAGATAGTCGGAGAAACGGTCTGGATGGTAGTCGTACCAGCAGTCACAACGAACTGTTGGAGAACGCCGAGCGAAGCCTTGGTTTCAGGGTGGCAGGCATAGATGCCTGGAACGGTGAATACCGCGCCGGTAGCCGGAGCCGCCGACAGGGAAGCCATCGTCATCACGTTACCACCATCAACCACGGCAGCAGCAGCCGCCATCGTACAGGTCACGTCAGAACCGTTGGTGAGCGTCCACATGCGGTCGTTTTCGTACCAGTCGGCCATTGCGGTGCGACCGATCATGCCTTCGCGGTACTGTTCCTTGATCTGCGAGGAATCCTGAAACAGACCCTTCAGACCATTGACCATGCCGCCCATCGTCACGGAGTCACACTGAATGAAGCGGCTACCATCTTTCGGAGCCAGACCTTGATTCAGCTTGGCGCGAGCCGCACCGACAGCGGCGAGGTCGGCCAGTGCAGAGCCAGCAGTACCGGCGCAGTTGTACGTTGCCTTGGTAGCGTAGGCCAGAAAGTCGGCTTCGATGCCGGACACCAGCGAGGAAATCGCCGGCTGAATGTACTTGCGCGACAGTTCATCGAAAGCGCCATCCGAATCGACGGACTGGATCAGTTCAGCCGAGTTGAAGCGCATATCCACGCCGTCCTGCGTTGCGACGGTGATGGTCTGCGAGGCTTCGGCCTGATCTTGCACGGCCATAACACGGGAACCCTGACGGCGGGTGTACATATTCGGGGACTTGACGCGCAAGGTTTGACCGTGAGCTCCACGACCCGGATCGTAGGTGAAAGACGAATCGTATTGACGATCCACCGTACCGATGAACTGGGCCTTTTCGTGCGCAATGCGCAGCGATTCCTTGGCAACCAGATCGGTTACAACAAAGACGTTTGACATGACTTGCTCCTAATATGAGGTTATCGCCGTTTGGCGATTTGAGCCGCCCGTCGCTTGCTGAACTCGTCGTAGTCTTTCACGTCCAGAAGGGACTTGATCGACGTAGCTTTCGAGCCAACCGGCGTAATGGGTGGCGTAGCTTTTGATACTGCTACAGGCTTCTTCAAGCCTTCCTCAATTAGCGTGAGTGCGCGTACCGCCCCTATGGGCGTCAATCCGGCGATCCGTTCTGCGTCTGCGGGATTCGTGGCTAGGTGATACGCCAGCCTTGGCCCGTTCTCGCTTTCCATAATCGCTTGCTGCATGATACTTGTCATCGGCACATCGGACGCGGCCACAACATCGTGGAAGTCCGGTATGTCGGCGGAGGCCACCCGCTTGTTCCAAGCCTCGACGGTTTGTTGCTGCGCCGTCTGCGCTTTTTCTGCTGCTTGCCTCTGCTCGTGTTTCGAGAGAGTTTGCGATGCGATGTATTCCGCCTTCGCGGTCACATATT